AAGAACTGAAAGTCCGTTGAAGTTTTCACGGTTTTCCCACATCCAAGTACCAACTGCATCCCATTCGTGTTCACGGATAGATACCGTTGCCGAAATGTTGTGTGTATTCATTCCATTCTTGTGACCTGGCTTTATCCAATTTTGGTTGAACCACTTTACGCGTTCAAGAAGTTGAAGTGGAGATTCTGTTCGCATAATCGCGTGGTCTGGTGCCTTTTGTGGGACACCGATAACTGCGGTATCATGTGGACGGAAGTATTCGTCTTCTACCAATTCAGGGTGGTTAATTGCAAGGTGAGTATAGATTGCCTCGTTCTTACCAACGCGAACACGACGGAGGTAGTAATCATTGTGCCATGCATGAATACCAGATGAACAACCAAGTGTCAGTGATGATGTTCCAGCTGGTTTGATTGTTGTGATACGAGCAGCTTTGTTAATACCGAGTAAGTTTGCAACTCTTTCGTTTTCTTCTTTTGCAACCTTTGTTGCTGCTTTAACATCCAACTTCTGAGCAACACCCGAACCAATACCAGTCATACCAACTCCAAGAAGAGCATCCTTCTCTGTTGTTCTTTGCCAGATTGGACGAAGGTAATGGAAGTCTGTATAACCAGCTTGGAGTGTTCCGATGAATGTTGCTGCACGAACACGGTCTTCCAAATCTTGTTGGTCTACCACGTCTGAAACATTTACTTCACAAAGATTACAGAATTGGAATGGACGAAGTGCAATTTCACAACAATGATTTGTTCCCCAATCTTTATCGTTTGAGAAGTAAATTCCAGGTTCACCTGCGTTTGAAAGTTCAATCTTCTTCCAAAGTCCCTTGAAGAATTCTTCTGTTACTTTACTACGAAGTAATACCGCAGAGTTATTTGCACGTCCACGTTGAGGATTCAATTCCCACCATGCACCAAACTTACAAGAAACCATCTCGTCATCATCAGCAGAGAAAAGAGAGATAAGAGCAGCACGACGAATACCACCAGCAAGAACCGCATCTGCAATATGACAAACCATATCGTGAACTTCGATAGGTGACAACTTGTCTCCATCTTTCTTTAAATCAAGGATGGCACGGAGTTTCTCAACACAAATACGAAGTGGTTCTGCACCAGGAGCTTTACCACCAGATGTGATAAGACGAGCACCCTTTGGACGAATGTCTGAATAATCAAAACGAAGTGATGAACCACCTGTGTAATATGACTTTACAAGTGCCTTGATTGCGTCTGCCCAACCTTCGATAGAATCCGATACAAGAAATCTTCTTTCTCTATCCGACTTTGGTTTACGAATTTCAGGAAGTTTCTCAACGTGATGTTTCTGAACGGAGTAACCTACACCAGTTCCACCAAGAAGAAGAAACATAACTTCACCAAAAGCACGCCAGTCATCAATCGGTAGATATGCACAATTGTAAATACGGTTCGGTGAAATTTCAATTGGCTTACCACCGAATTGAAGTGAACGCATTGACGGAAGAACCTTCTTATCATAGACAAACTTATAGACGTTTTCAATTTCATCGTGGAGTTGTGGGTACTTCTTTTGGTGCATTTCCTTATTTCGTGTTACTAACTCATTCCATGTTTCCCTACGATTCAACTCAGGAATGTATCTGGCGTACTTCATATAAACCGTGATTTCCGAAAGAATTCGGTTACTAATATCCATAGATTTCTCCACATTAATTTTTCATAAAAACGTCTATTTTTCGTTCTAAAACAGAACGGTATAGAGATAACTATACCGTTTGGGTAAAAAAATCGGTTATTTTTGTAAAAAAATTTTACTTATTTTTACCTTAAAATCCTTCAAGTTCCTTGAACTTTTGTGCAAGAGCTTTCTTTACCATCGTCTCACCCTTCATAGAATCGGAAACAGATTTACCGATGTCAGAGTTAGGTTCAAAGATTTCAATATGTCCCGTCATTGTATTTATCTTACTTGGGAATGTCATACCATCAGGGCCGAATCGGTTCTTGATAATGTGCCATCTTCCTGTTCCACCAATCTTATCGTTTAGTTTCCGTGATAGAGACATGATAAAGTCACACACCATTACCTTATTGTAAGATTCCGAAACCTTGTTACCTTCAATCACATCTTCTTCTGTGGCAGAACGATTGGCTTGTGATGCAGTCCAAATTGGAATATCATACTCACCAGCAACACCACGAAGGTCTTCGTAGATGTCATTCAATTCCAATCTCTTATCACCAGCCTTCGATGGACGAATCAAGTCAGCATAATCAAGGACAATCATGTCTGGCTTCTTACCCTGACTTATACACTTCTCAATATGTGACGTGATGGTAGTTATCGAGGCAGTTCTCGTAGGGTAATACTTGATGATGAGATTGCCTTCGAGTCCTTCCATTGCTTCTTGGATTCTCTCACGAGAATGTTCTTCTTGTAGATTTTGGAATGGAATCTTTGTAAGGTAAGCATCAATACGTCTACCAACGTAAAAGGCATTCAATTCAAGTGTATAGTAAATAACCGTCTTACCTTGTTTGACCGCATTAGCAGCAACATTGATAAGACCCCAACTCTTACCACCACCGGCAGGAGCAACTACAACACCTAACTCACCACCAGCAAGACCACCTGACATAATATCGTTGATAACGTCCCAGTTTGTTGCAACACAATTACGAGCGCCTTCTGAATATCGTTCTTCAATATGGTCTTTGTATTCGTGACCAACATCCTTATCAGCACCAGCTTTGAGTGCAGAGTCAACCTTCTTCTTGATTGCATCGAACTTACCAGCTTTCAAAAGGTCAACCGATTCAAGGATGGCAACTTTCATTTTTTGGTTCTTGCAGAACTCAATCGTTTCATTCTTGACATATTCCAAGTCAGGAGAGTTTTGAAGTCGAAGTGATTCCTTCAATCCATCAACGATAGAAGTCCGTAGAAGTTTATCTTCAACAGGAACAAGAAGCGACTTGAACACTTCTGGTGTTGGTGCAGATTTATATTGGGTATGGTATTTTAGAATCTTATCTACCAACCAATTGTTTGCCTGTGATTCAAAGTAAGCCGGTTCCAACAAATCAGAAGTTTGTTGTAGGAATCCTCTATCTGAAATGAGAGATGAAATTACTTTTGTTTGGAAGGTGTGTCCATATTCGGACAAATTATCCTGCATACTTCTCCCGTAGGGAATTTAGATTACTGAAATTGTTTTGGAGCCATTCATCCCAATTCGTTATTACGCCACGAAGTTTATCTTGAAGACACATTGTTTCAAGTTGAATCTTATTTAGACCACCAATCTCTCCGTCAACCATACCACGTATGTTTGACTTTGTTGAAGATGGAATATCAACGTCTAACAATTGCATCAACTGATAATTTCTTTCTAGGTTAGGATTGTTTTGTTTTAGTTCTGTCATAACTTTGGCTTTACCATCATACAATTTACAACTTTCTATGAACTCTTCCAAAGGAATTCTTCTTGGTTCTGCTAATTGTGGAAAGTGTTTTTGAATTGTCTTGTCTCCCATACCACGGATTCCTGGAATGGAGTCGGAGTTATCACCGAGTAGAGATTTGTAAATGGTGAAGTTTTCACACGAGATTCCATACTCCTCTACCAAGTTTTGAGGGTTATACATTTTCTTTTTAGTAGGAACATAAACATTTACATTCTCTGAAACCAATTGGAGAAAATCTCGGTCATTGGATAGGATGTAAACCTTTTCCTTGAAGTAGGATGCCAAGTAAGCGATAACATCATCAGCTTCAATATGGTCAACCACGATTGTTGTGAGTGGAAGATTTTGGAGGTATTCGTAAAGACGAACCATCTGCCATTTCATTGATGCCTGTTCGTCAGCTAAATCTTCAAATCCAACTGCACGATTGAGACGGGACTTGATTGCTCGACGTTCCTTGTAGTTATCAAAGATTTTACGTCTACGATGTGAACCACCCTTACCATCAAAGACAACTACAACTCTCGTAGGTTTTACCATACGAATTGTGGCACCAAGTGATTTCATGAATCCTGAAAGTCCTCCGACGTGTTGACCATCTTCGTTGAGTGTTGGGATTGCGGAGAATACACGGATGAAAAGATTGGTTCCATCTACGACGAGAACCCTACTATCTCGGTGGAGATTATCTGCGTTTTTGTGTTCTTCTTCTACTTCTTTGAGTAGGTCTTTGTATTTCCGAATCATCATAATGTATTCCGTGTGAATTTGAATGGAGTACAATATATGAAATTTTCGGGAGATTTCCAAATGAAAAAGGGAACCCGATTGGATTCCCTTTTATCTTAAACCTCATCTAACAGCGGTTCGTCCGTAATTGATACATCATCAATTCTGACTTCATCTGTTTTCTGGTATTGCATCACCACCTTTTCGGCGATGGAATCGTAGACCACTTCTTTGTATTCAGGGTTGCTGATTATCTTTGATACAAAGTCCTTACTTTGGAACTTGATAATCTCTCCTGTTGTTTGGTCTGTCCATTCATACCAAGCACCACTTTGTTTCACCAGATTATAATCCTTCATTGTTTCCAACCAAGAACCATAATCATCTATACCGCTATCAAAATAGACGGCATATTCGGCTTCACGTAGAGGAGGGCCGCACCTGTTCTTCACGAGCTTTGCCTTTACTCGTGAACCCACGATTGTATCTTGTCCGTTCACCTTTGCCTTGATGGCACCGATGGATGATAGACGGATTCGTACCGAGGCGTGGAATGGAATTCCCTTACCACCGGGAGTTGTCCACGGGTCAGAGAAAGCCGGTGCATTCAACTTTTGACGAAGTTGGTTTGTAAAGATAAGGCAGATACGTTCACGACCAATCAAGTTCGTAATCTTTCTCATCGCCTTTGAGATGATGAGTGCCTTTGCAGTTGCATAACCATCCTTATCAAAGTCAGCCGCCATTTCTGTCTTTGTTGAAGCTCCTGCAATAGAGTCAACAACAATAGTCACAAGTCGGTTCTTATCTGACGAACGAACCTTCTCAATGATTGTCTCTACCGTTTCAAAGATGTCTTCCACCGTTTCGAGTGGAACATACAACATCTCTTTTAGATTGAGACCGATGGCTGAAAGAAACTCTGTTGAAAGGGCATTTTCTGTGTCAATGTAGACAGCGAGACCACCCTTCTTTTGAGTGTTGAGTAGGGTGTGAGCGGCAAGTAGTGACTTACCGCTCTGTTCCAACCCTGTTATTTCACAAACACGACCAACGGGAAATCCACCATTCTTTCTGTTTGAGATGGCAAGGTCAAGGATAGTTGACCCCGTAGATACCCATTCCTTCACGATGGTTGGTGCATCATCGTCACCTTCCAAGAAGTAAGCCGTTTTGAGATTTTGAGATTTGAATTGCTTGTTGATAGTTTCAGCAATCACCCCACCGAGTTCATCGGTGAGTTCCATTTTGTTTTTTGCCATAACTGACTCCTATTAGTTGAAGAGGTCATCAAACGCATCTTCAACATCTGTCTTTGTCACTGATTGCTTTTGTGGTTCTGGTGACTTCTTATATTCCACTTCCTGAGTTCCATCCTTGAGACCCATGTGAATATCAAGATACGTCTTCAACTCTTCATATGTTGGTTCAGGATAAAGTTCAGTAATCTGTGGTTGTTGCTTTATTTTTTCGATAACGTCAGGATTTTCTGTTGCTGGTGTTTGCTTTGGTTTAATACGGATTGTTGTTTCTGCATAACTCTTACCAGCTTCTTCGGCTGACTTTACAGTTACTACAACATCGCGACCTTCCTTCAAGTCTGTAATATCACCGTAGTCAGGGTCTGCAATAAAACCAAGAAGTTCTTGATAGAGACCCTTACCGAATCCCCAAAACTTAACACCCTCGTGTTCATGGCCACGAACAATAACAGGAACGTATGTACGCATCTTTGGTTCCAAACCACGTCCCATCAACCAACTTTCCTTGTCACCTTGTTGCTTTAGCTTTTCTCCAAAAGCAGCAATTGGGTCAGGACGGCCGAATGATTGTGGTGACAAGATTGACTTCTTGTTTCCAAAGTTATAGTGGAAAAACAACTCGATGAAAGGATTTTCTCGGTTGTGGATATACGGAACAATTCGGATTTGGTGTTCGCCAGGTTCTGGCTTCCAAATATTTGAAGTGCGGTTGTTCGCATTCTTCAAGTTGTTCAAACGGTTTTTGATAGCATCAAGATTGATTGCCATGATGGTACTCCTAAAAGTTAAATGATAATTGTGAACTGATATTTATCAGGTCAATTGTTAATTTGAAATACTAATATACGAAATTAAATGTTAAAAGTCAATAGGGTGTGGAAAATTATTCCGTTTCGTCTGTTTCTTCTTCTGGTTCCGATT